TGAGTGAGGATGACATCGTGCGGTTGGATGATGATTATGGTCGTACTGCACTCTAGGAAGAAATAACTTGGGGGCGCGAGAGCATTTGTGCTTAAAAAATGCGCCCCGTGTTTCATACTTATGCCATGGCATGGAGTCAGATGACAATCGGTGGTTCAGATGAACCAATGACTAATCCTGCTCCAGAGTCGAGTCTTGCGGCGTACACTCGTAAGAGGCAGGCATCTCGTCAGGAGGCCTTTGGTCTAGGGCACGAGATTGCTAAAGGCAATATGCCTATGTTCATGACTGGTGGCGAACTAAAGGAGCACTATGCTCCATTTGAGGGCGATCGCAATCCGCTACCTAACAATGTGTTCGCAAGCGAGAGCGACCACGAAGTATGGGATCGCAAGTTAAAAGAATCTAAGATGACAGGTGTCGAGCGTTACGGCAAGGACGCGTTTGACCGCGACCGCAGTGGCGCATGGCGTGATCTTAACGGCCCATACCTTGCTCGCAAAGGTATCCGTGCCGAATCATCTATTGAGTCTGTTTCTAAGGCCAAGGGTGCACCTCAAGGTCACGTATCAGTAGAGACACCTACTATGGGCACAAGTCGTAAGCCACAGATCTTGGGCGGCCATCACCGCATCGCTCTTGCTGCTGAACAGTTTAAGAACCACTTCTTCCCTGTTAAGCACTTTGACTCAATTGAACAGGCGCAGCGTGATCGGACTTACCAGTGAGTGTCAAGTACACCTGCGCAAAATGCTTTCACGAAATGGATAGCGGCGTTTGTACTGTTGATTCTTGCAAGTGCATTTGCGAAATCGCAAAGTAATTACGAAATAGGGTTGTCACTAAACTGATCTAGTGGAATTCTCCACGAACCTTCTGGCGCATAGAGCCATTCATCTCGTTGTACATCTTCCATCTTAATCCAACCAAATACCTCTACCTCTGAGTAGTAGTCGCGATCTAGTACGCGAGCGCCTACCAGCAACCATCCTGGTCGAATATCCTTAGGAAATACTGGGATCTCATCACGTGTGCGAATTGACTTTACCTCGATATTTGTTCCGACATCGGCAATATCTTGTCTAAATGGGTGTTCTTCGTTGGGATAGAACGGAAATGTAAATGCCTGCTTATATAACTTGGCTACGGCATACTCAGCAACGATAGACCTGACGTTAGCGGCAATCTCTGGCTCTAATTTAATCTTATTTTCTCCTGCATAGTTGGGGCGATCTACAGATCCCCACTTCATCATCCAGCGATTAAGTGCTACATCCGCGCAGGCTCTGACCTCTTCTTTGCTTAATTTCACTATTTTTGACATGTGGCAAACCTATCACACTGAGACAATTGAGGCTCAACCCTACAAGGAGATCCCATGGCAGACCCAAAACCAATTCCACCAGTAACTAATGCACAGCCAGGAACTGCTGCTCGCTTCCTCGAAGTAGCACTTTCACAGGTTGGTGTTATTGAAGGTCCAAAAGATAACGAGACACCATATGGCGCATTTACTGGCGCTAATTTCCAACCATGGTGCGGCTCATTCATGATGTGGTGCGCCCATCAAGCAGGCGTTACTATCCCTAACACTGTCTACACACCAAACGGTGCTGCGGCATTCAAGAAGGCAGGCACATGGGCTGATGCTGCAAATGCTCACCCACAGCCTGGTGACTTGATCTACTTCTCATTCGTCCCAAATGCCACACCAACATCACCTATTCAACACGTTGGTGTTGTACTCAAGGATAATGGTGATGGCACAATCACCACTGTAGAGGGCAACACCTCTCCAGACATCAAGCCTAAGGGCAGCCCAAATAACGGCGGAGAAGTCGCTTCTAACGTCCGTGGCTACAAGGCGAATAACTCACGCCACCTCTGGTCTACCGTGGTCGGATTTGGCCGTCCAGCCTATGCTGGAGCCGCCGCTTCACACCCAGCCACACCAGCCCCTAAAGTCATTCCACCGTTCCCAGGAACGATCCAACCAGGAGATTCAGGCCCTAACGTAGCCGCGATCCAAACAGCCCTCCATTTGACCGCTGACGGCTCATATGGCCCACTTACCAAGAAGGCTGTCATGGCTGTACAGACCCAATCTGATGCTTTGGACTCAAACGGTATTGTTGGCCCTAAGACTTGGGCGGAGATATTTCAAAACGTTTAATTAGGATAAATCGGACACTTACCAGAACGCCCCTCTAGTCTGCTAGGCTAGGGGGGCTTTCGACTACTAGAGGAGGACTCTTGACTACTATTGCCGCAATCCAAGGAGATGGATGGGTTGTCATGGGTGCAGACACCCAATCTACCGTTAGTGAATACAAACGCCTTCAAATGGCAAATGACAAAGTAATTAACAACAATGGCATTCTTATCGCTGGTTGTGGCATGGGTCGCGGTATGGACTTGATGCAGAAGGCTTGGCAAGCACCAAAGCCTCGCAAGTCACGTATGACTGTCGATGAGTTAGACAAGTGGATGGCTCGAACATTTATTCCATCCATGCGTAAGTTATTTATTGATGGCGGCTACGACATGAAGGACGATGGCGAGTTCGCGCAGCACGATGGTGCGTTTATCGTTGCAGTTCAGGGCGTTGTTTTCTGGGTTGATGAGGACTACTCATTTGACCGTGAAATTCGCGGTGTTACCTCATCTGGTAGCGGTGGAGACTTTGCTGCAGGCTCTTTGTACAAGAAAGACCTTAGCACTATCGAAAAGGCAAAGAAAGAGATGGCGATCGCTATTGACGCCGCTAAAGAGTATGATGTCTACTCTGGTGGAGAGACACGTATTTACGTACAAGAAACACGATAAGGTACCGACATGGAAACCTACTATAAATCAAACCGACAAAAGAAGATTGAAGAGCGCCAAGCGCTCCAACTAGACGCGATTATTGCAAAGCGTAATAAGGAAGCGGAAGACCGTTGGACTGAGGCACAGATTACTGCCGCAAAATTTCAATCAGTACTGGACTACGCCGTAGAGCAGTTTAACGAGCACAAGGATGAATTAGAACAAGATATGGTTACAAAGACAGAAGAGATGATTGAAGCACGTCAGCAAGAGATTAAGGATTACCTTCTTTCAGAGAAAGATAAGTATTTAGAGAGTATCGGCATTCAGGCTGACTGATAATAGCCTAATGGATAAAAACGACTCTTTTGAGATTGGGCGCAATAAGCGCAGCAAAAAAGCCGTTATCTTCGACCTTGACGGAACTCTGGCAGATATTAAAGACTATGAAGCATTACATAAAATTAATAGCGATGAGTTTCGTCAGGCTGCTGATCATGCCCCCGCTTTTCCTCACATGGTTGCACTGGCAAAAGAAGCAAAACAAAAGGGACGAGACGTCATCATTCTGACTGCTCGGTCAGCCCATTATCGCTCTGACACAAAGAACTGGTTACACAAGAACGGTGTTCCTTACGACCAGTTGTATATGCGCCCCATCGATAACGATGAAAAAGATAAAAAAGTTAAGAAACACATTCTTGAAGAGAGAATCTTGCCTAATTTTGAAGTCAAGAAGGCATATGACGATAAGAAGAAGAATGTTAAAATGTTCCGCAAGGAAGGCATAGACGCAAAAAAGGCAAACTAGAGGGGGCTCTAGCAACCTAGGGGTTGAAATGAAAGACAATATCAAACTATTTTGGAACGTGTTGATGCGTATCGTCGCAGCCTTCACAGCAAGCGCTCTCGGAGTTATCGGTGCTGGTGCTATCGCACACATTTCAACTCTTAAGGCAATGACTGTTGCAGGACTTACTGCATGTGCAACTGTTATCGAAAAGTTGGCTCGTGGATTTATGGATGACGGTAAGTTGTCTCTTGATGAAATTAACGCAGCATTTGCGGCAGTAGATACTCAGGCTAAGACTGCTGCTGATCTTCAAGTCGAAGCACGTCAAGCAGGAACTGATATGACCATTTCTGCTGCTGATGGATCAATCGCACCTGCTGCACCAGCCGCACCTGTTGCTGCTCCAGTAGATGCAACTCCTGCAACACCAGTTGTAGCACCTGCTGCTCCAGCAGCGGACGATCCTGCAGTTCCTACTGCAGCACCAGTTCCACCAGTCATTGCACCTGACTACAACTAAACGTTACGACCTTCAGTGGAGTAAAAACCTCCACCTTTAAATGAAAGTCCAAACGGAGAATAGACTCGAGCAAGAGCGTAGCCACACGATTCACAGAAATATTCTGGTTCTGGATCGTGGATGCTGCGCTCTTTGTCTACTGTAGTGTCACATTGAATGCATGAATACTCATATACCGCCATTATTTTCCTCCGAATGTAAGTGCTTTAATTCGCAATGTCGAGCCAACGATGGTACTACATACTTAGTACCACATATCTCGCAGAAATATGATTTTGTGTAAGCGTCTATGGTCATATTATGCCCATACACCAGAGGAAAAAGAGGGCAAACTAAAGCCATGACAACCACACTTGAGTCCCAGGTTGATTTTACAGCGCAAGATCGCTGCGATAAATGCGGTGCTCAAGCAAAGGTTCGCGCAAAGTTGGTTTCAGGAGAATTGCTCTTTTGCGGGCATCATGCTCGTGAAGTTGGTACTCCCCTAGTGTTGAAGTCGATCTCAGTATTTGATCCAGAGGGCGTGTTTAACTATGGCAAGCAATGAGCCTACGCGCTTAACCACAACTGCATACTACAACTCGCACGATCATCCAGCAAGCAGACTATCTGCAGTTCAGTTTGACCATGTAAGTAACGGTATGTATGGCGGACCAAACGGAGATTACGGAAACTACAACGAAGGAAACATCAGTGAGCAATCTTAGTCGTAAGCAGTTTGAAAAAGCCAACGACATCGAAGCGATGCAACGTCACCGCTCTATGAGAGAAGGCCTTGCTGGAACTTATGTGGGAATCGGTAATGCATACACAATGTACCCTGCATATACAAGCGCACTATCTGCAGGTAACCTTGTAACTTCTACCTCAGATGAAGCAAGTGAAACGCCAGCACAAGAAAACGCTGAAGATTCGATGGGTCTTGGTACTGCCAATGGTCTTGGTGAAGGCGGAGCCGCAGCAAGTGCTGCTGGCGCTGCTGGAGGATCGCCAGCATGAGTAAACAACTTAATCGTAAGATTTTAATGGTAAATCAACGTCGTGGAATTAGACAAGAATTTCAATACGTACAACCAACAGTAAAATCTATAGCAAATCCATCAGTTGTAACATGGCCATCTCCTGGCCGAGGAATTGAGGGAGAGTCTGTAAACTCTGGTGGGGAAAACTTCATAGTGAAGAAAAATTGGAAGCCGTTATAATTAACTGAGGCAATTAACATTCCGAGGGGAATAGTTGAAACCACTGCGTACATTCGCAGCACAATCTGAAGCACGCACAAGGATAATCAAAGCAAGTTTAGGCGGAACAATTGCATTGTTCTGCTTTCCCTTTGGCATGCCTGTTCACGCAGACTCTACTCCTGGCGATTCCGCAGTTCCTTCTCAAACTCTTTCCACCAACGATTCTCTAAACACGCCAAGTACAGTCCAAGAGACACCAACAGTAACCCAACAACCATCAGACCCACAGCAATTAACATCTACTTCTTCCTCTTCTTCTCAATCAAACTCTTTGTCAAACGCTTCGTCAACTCTTGTTCCCGTTCTAACGAGTGATCCATCAGTTTCACAACCTTCAGTAGTTGTGCCCGATCCCTCTGGTACTGTTCAATCTGCGCCTCTAACTCCGCAATCCTCTTTCGATACGTCCACGGTAACATTGGATTCGGTCTCCTCAATACTCGACTCAGCAACTGCCACAGTACAGACTGCTGTAGATAACTCTACTGCAACACTCTCTCAAATCCCTGATGTACAAGTTTTAGTTACTCAAATTCCTACTGCTCAGTCCGCCGTAGATAGCGCTACCGTTGTAGTGCAGGCAGCACTTGCGTCTATCGCTACGGCTAACAACGCCTTATCTACCGCTCAGGCTTCTGCTGCAGTTGTACCATTTGCTCAGGCAGGTGTTGACTCGGCAACCGCCACGGTTGCAGCCGCACAAGAAACGCTTACAGTCCAAACTGCAAACACTGCGGCAGCACAAACACTTGTAGACACAACGACTGCCCAAGTTCAATCGCAAACTCAAGTTGTGGCGTCGAGTCAAAATACAGTAGATACGCAACAGAGTGTTGTAGACGCAGCATCTGGACTAGTTGCTGATGACCAAACCACACTCACAAGTATTTCTCAACAAGTAGATACTGCTACAGCCACAGTTGCTACGGATGCAACCGCTCTTCAAAATGCTCAAGCAGCCGCTAATGCTTCTGCAGTTACTGGCACTGTCCAAGCACCAGGGCTTATTGCAAAGGTGTATGCAGCCGCTAATGGAGCATCTCCTGCGTATCCATCAGCAAACGCTGTACCAGTGCTAACCACAGTAGTTCCGCAAATCTCTTACAACTGGGGAAGTGGTCAACTTCTTAACTCTGGTTTATCTGACCACGTCATTATCATCTTTTCTGGGCAGATTACGGCTGATGCTGCAATGAACACAATCAAATACGCTGTGTACTCAGATGACGGTGCTCGTCTTTATATTAATGGAACTCTTGTCATTAACAACTGGAGAGATCAAGGCCTAAACTGGAGCGCATACAGCCAATCGTTTGACGTTTCTACCAACAAAACACAAGACATTACCCTGTACTACTACGAAAATGGTGGTGGTGCTGGAGTAACTTTAGGTTGGGCTGTAAACAACCAATACTTTACATCTCCTACTGCTCAAAACTTTAGTCACACAACAACAGGAACTGTGAAAGACCCAGTGCTAGTTTCTGCTGCTCAGGCTGCTCAAACTACTTTGACAAACGATCAGCAGACTTTGCAGTCTCTTCAAACATCCTTAGCAAACGCAAATGCTGCAGTTAGCGCAGACACGGATGCTTTAAATCAAGCACAAGCAGATTTGGCTGCTGCGCAAGCCCAATTAACCACAGATCAATCTACCCTTGACTATTTACAAGCGCAATTGACCAGCGCTCAAACAGAACTATCAGCACAACAGGTTGCACAAGCGCAAGCGCAATCAGACTACGATGCTGCGGTTGCACAACAAGCAACTGCTCAAACAGTCCTTCAAGTAGCACAGGCAACTGCTGCTTCAACGTTGTCTACTGCAAATGATGCTGCGACAC